TGTGCCGGTGATTTGAGTTCCGTCAATTCTTCGGAATCAAGTCCCATTTGCTCAAGAGCCTCTCGCGCTCCTTCAGCATCAACCCATTGGCGAGTGGCCCGTTTGGGCACGAGTTTCCACCCCGGCACTGGCGCGTTATTTTCCAGCATTGTTTGGGCCAATTCACGCACGCTTTTAGCCCATTCTTCCGCAAGGATCGCAAACGCCAGAGCATTGCTAACTTTCTCCACGTCAATGGCCTTAACCTTTGTCGCAATCGCGCGCTCAAGCTGACCCGTCAGCAACGGACAGACAGGCTTAGCGGCGCACCAGCGGCAATGATCGCCAGCTTCAAACTTAGGGTTAGGACGAAACGACGCTTGCACGGCGTCATACAGCGTGCGTTCGAACGCCTTGATGCGACCGGGCGTTGTCACCCAACGCTTAACGTAAGGCGGCTGCACAATGATGATTTCAATTTCATCAACGCCTTCAAAAATCCAGCGCAGCGCTTCCGTCCGCATACCAGCGGCGGTATAGAACATGCCCTGTTCGTTTTCTTCGGCGTCTACCGCAACGCCATCCCCAAACTTCCAGTCAAGGATTATCGCACGATTGCGTATACGGCCAGCGAGATCGCAAGAACCGTAAACTCCGGCAAGAAAGTCATTGAAATGGACATTTACCTCCGTAACGAACTCAAGTTCATTATTAGGGTCGATTTCATTCAACGCGTCAAGCGCAAGGATTAACTTCTCATTGTCAGGATAATCTTCTACCTTCGCGCCATGCGACAGGATCATGTGCATAGCTTCGTGCAGACGCGAGCCTTCTTCAGCGTATTTGCTTGTAGGCTTTTCAGGAACTGTATTAACAAGCGCCCGCGATGCAGGGCAATTTATCAAGCGCTTAGCGGTCGAACCGCCTACAATGTTGCTGTGTGCCATTACTTTACCTAACCTTTCGTGATTCGACACTAGACTTTTCTTTACGGGTGTGTCAAGAGACTTTTTATGCTTGAACGTGAAATCGAAAAATATTTTGTGAAATGTGTGCAAGCCGTTGGCGGCAAAGCATATAAATTTGTCTCGCCATCGAATCGCGGCGTCAGTGATCGTGTGGTTTGCTTTGCTGACGGGTCCACACATTTTGTCGAATTGAAACGTCATGGCGGTAAATTATCGCCATTACAACAAATATTTGCGTCTGATATGCGCGCGTTAAATCAGAACTATGCCTGCCTATGGTCCAAAGAGGATGTTGACCAATGGATCTGCGACCATACCAGCACGAAGCCGCCGATTTCCTCTTCGCCCATGATCGGGCGATGATCCTAGCGCCAGTCGGCGCGGGCAAGACAGCGATTACGCTAACGGCAATGTCGGACATGACGGCTAAAGGTCATTGCGACCGCTGGCTTGTGCTTGCGCCGAAGCGCGTCTGCACTGACGTGTGGCCTGTTGAGCGGCCAAAGTGGGCCGAACACATGAGCATGGCCGTGGCGGTCGGCACGCCAGGGCAGCGCAAGAAAGCGTTCGCCGCTGACGTTGATATAGTCGTCACCAACTACGATAACATCCCATCAATAGATCCTAAAGACTTTGACGGCATTGTATTTGACGAGCTAACGCGTCTGAAAAACCCATCCGGCAAACGCTTTAAGTTCCTGCTCAAGATCCTTGATAAGTTCAAGATCCGCTGGGGCTTGACCGGATCGTTCACATCGAACGGCTTAGAGGACGTATTTGGGCAATGCAAGGTCGTCGACCAGACGCTGCTAGGCCGTAGCAAAGGCGCGTTTTTACAGCAATACTTTTACTGCGTGAACCGCGACTTTGGCCAGTGGGAGCCGCTGCCGCAATCTTTGCCAATGGTCATGGAACGAATCAAGCCAGCGACCTATTTGCTGGAGCCTGGCGAGTATAAGGACAAGCTGCCGCCGCTCCATGTCGTGCAGATCCGATGCGATCTTGAAGACCGCACGCCATATGAGAACATGAAGAAGGAATATGTGCATGAAGAGATCACGGCTCCAACAGCGGCTGCTGTCACAAACAAGCTTCAGCAGCTCACGTCCGGCTTCGCTTATGATAGCCAAGGCGCTGCTCAGTGGTTTGGACGCCAAAAGTTTGAATCTCTCCGAGACATCCTCGACGAAAACCAACGAGACAACACTATCATCGTCTACAATTACAAAGAAGAATTAGCGGAATTACAACGCCAATTTAACGTCACGACAATCGACGCACCAAACGCCGTCGAGCGCTGGAACGCCGGCGAGATCGAATTGCTGGCGATCCATCCCAAAAGCGCTGGCCACGGGCTTAACTTACAGTTCGGCGGCAACAAGATCGTCTTCCTGTCGCTGCCGTGGTCGCTTGAACTATTCGAACAGACAGTCGGCCGCCTGCATCGCAGCGGGCAGACGCGCGACGTGTGGTGTTACGTCATCATGTGTAATAAAACTATTGACGAGAGAATATGGTCTGCGCTACACGATAAACGAACACTGGCTGAAATAGCCTTGGAAGAATTGAAATGACAGTCACATGGAAAACTCTTAACGATCAGCTTGCTGATCTAACGGAACAAGAGGTCTTAGATCTCTTGGAGGAAGAACAGCGTCACGCCCGGCGCTCGACTATCCTTGTGCGCCTGCATCAGCGTTACACTGTGCTGCGCATGTTAAGAGAAAGGGCGGCCATCATGGAGATGATAAATGAACCCTCAAGAACTGCTGTATGAAGCTGCTAAGATCATTGACCAGCGCGGTCAGGGATATGGCGGCATAGAGAACAATTTCCAGCTTGCGGCCGATCTGGCCACGCTGCGTCTGGGGCGCGAGTTTCACCCCTACGAGATTGCGATTATTCTGGCTTGCGTTAAGAACGCGCGCGCGTTTGCGTCGCCTACTCACATGGACAGTCATGTTGACGCGGTAAATTATGAACTGTTTGCGGCCACGTTTGCTGAAGATTACGCGCAGGCGCGCGGTCTTCAGGACGTGTCGTATAGAGCTAAGAAAGACTTAAAGGCGGCACGTGCGGCGAAGCTGGCCGTAGTCGACGACAAGTCTAGCAACAGCGCTGTCGTGGGGGAGAGCGCGTAACTCTTTGGCCGCTTTGGTTTGGAGTTCGGCCGAATAGTCGACCAGCGGGGGACACCTGCTGGTCGACTGACAACCACTAAAACTTGCCAACATCAAGATCAGCGGCAGTTTCATCTTTGGTTTTAGGTTCTGCAACCTGTCCCCTTCAATCCTGCGGCTTGGTGCCGCCCGTGACGTTCCAGTCTTTAGCGGCGACAAGACCCAGCGCGACAAGCGCGTTTTGGAGATCCGTCCAGTTCACGTCTTTGGTCTGCCAAGCGTGAAAAATAACGCTGACAAGCGTGATAATGCCGGGGATCGTGGTCATCCAGTTTGTAAACATCTTAGCCTCCTAATTGCATGGATTTGATGTGCGGTCGCGCAGGACGCATTCAGTGTATTTCAAATCGCAGCCTGTCAGCGCGAGCATAAGTCCCGCACAACAGAGTAAACGTCGTTTATTCGATTGGCCCAACCACGCCCAAATGTGCCCCATGTCGGCAACCCTTTTAAGAAGCCCAGCCGCATGTCGGTCAGGCGAACACCAAGATAGGCTTTAGCAGCCGCGACAGTTTTTGGGCCAATCACGCCGTCCTGCGTGACGCCGACCATTGACTGAAGATATTTAGAAGCACGCCCCACGCCTGAATTAACAGCAAAGTCAAACACGGCAAAATCTAAGCCGTCTGGCAGATCGTCGCCTCTAATCTTGTCCCAGTATTGCGTCTTATAAATCGCGGCGACTTCATCCTGCGTGATGTTAAACACGTCTTTATCAGATTTGCCGCGCCACGCATTGTAGGTGTTCTGCGTGATTCCAAAAGCAGTCCGGCCGCCAGGGTCACGCGGATCGTCGACCTTGCCGCCTTCGTACCGCAGCGTCGCCTTGAGACAGGCGGGGTAATTCTCTTTCATCGGTCAGCCTTAGTGCTTAGCAAGTCGCGGATACGATCAAGACGCTCAAACACTTGATTGAACGTAGAATTAAATTCTTCACGGGTGATGTAACGGCCAGCGACCAGCACTTCAATAGCGGCCACTTTGTCAGCCAATTCTTTATCGGCTTCCTGAAGATCCTTAACCGCCGCCCAAACGGTGTTAAGCGTCCAGCCGCCCAGCACGCCGATCACGCCAATGGCCACGTCAAAAAGAACTTGGTATTCAACCATCATCATCTCGCCATCGCGTTGACGCCCTGCGACATAATCGGCAGCGCAAGAGAACCATAAGAAGGTGTAAACGGCACGGCCGTCGGAGCGCCGCGCGTCATAGCGGCGACGTTAGCCGCCGCGCGACGTGACATGGCGTTACGGACAGCGCGGCCAGCCGCGCCGCCGAGCGCCGCAGCGCCAGCGCCGTAGAAGGCATAAGGATCGTCGCTGGAGTAGCCGTAGCCGCCAACAAGCGCTTGGGTCGCCAACATGCCGGGGCTACGCGACGGCGCGACGCGGCTAAGGAGATTGGCAATTGTTGAACCTTCCTCACCCTTGGCAATGCGGCGGATCATCGTCTGTTCGTCAGGCGTGAACTTGCGCATACGCCCTTCATTCTTGGCGACCGAACGGAACTGCGACTGGATATTTTCGGCCGAGCCGCCGGACAATTCAGCGCGGTCAATAAGCCGCTCAATTTCGGCGCTCTTCGCCATCATGCGGTAATCTTTAATACCGGACATAAGTGCGTCAGCGGCTTCTTTAGCGTCCGCACCAACAGCGTTCTTTTCATTTGTAATAAAGTTGTCCAACTTGTCTGTGAGAATGCCGGCCATACGGCGCACGTCTTTTTCGCTGTCGCCGCGCAGAACGCCGAGCATCTGTCGGGCATTGTGCAGCCGCTCAATCGTCAGCGGCTGGCTATCCAGATCCTTCAGTTTGTTAACCGCGACTTTAACGTCGGCAAACTTGCTGAAATCCGGGTCGTAGCCCTTCAAATCAGTCTCAAGTCCCGAAGCAAACTTTTGATATGCCGTCGGATCATACTGCACGCCGAGCGACGTAGCGCGCTCAAACGACTGCGCCGCACGTTCACCGAGAGCTTCAGTCGTCGGCGGTTTGCCAACTAGACTCATAGCACCGCGTTGCGCGCCAGCCGCCGCCGATTCAACGCCGCGCTGCAACGCGCCAGCGCCGCGAGCGCCGGCCAGACCGCCGACAAGGCTCGTGGCCAGCAACGCGCGCGGATCTTCGACGCCCATTTGTTCGGCCCGAACGGGAGCCGCCGCCGCGCCAGCACCTGCACCTGCCTGCACAAGCGGGCGCTCGCCCATCGTGGCCAGCACATTACGCACGAGCCCTGGCGCTGCGCGCTTGGCCAGAACATTAGCCGCGCCTCCGCCAGTCAACGCGCCCGCGCCTCCTTCCGCAGCCGCAGCTAAAAGTTGTTCGGCCTGTGTGCGGGGCTGAAATGATTCGGGCGTCAAATAACCGCGTGCAATTTCAGATGGCGTGCGGACGGGCTGACCACCGAAACGCGGAGCCGCGACGTTATAAAGCGTCGTCGCCAGATCAGCGACGCCGAGCGCCGCCGGCGCGGCCAACGCACCGACCGGACCACCGACAAGACCGCCAAGCCCAGCCGCCGCAGCAATAGGCGCAACCGCACCGCCAGCGACTTCAGCCGCGCGGCCTGCGGTCAAACCTTCTGATGGTTGCTGCGCCATGCCGACGCGCTCCATCAAGTCTTCCTGCGTTATGTC